TCCCAGTATTGTCACTTCTTCTAACATAAATCTATAAGGTCTTTCTTGTATTTTGGATAATCATATTCCAAAAACGTTTTGTATTTCTTTATTAGTCTATACACTTCGGGATACACTAACTGTTCTGATATCAATGCATTCCATTCATTGTCGCACATATTAATAATGTCGTCCATGATACAAAGTGTCTCTAATGAAAGTTTCTTTGCAAGGTATTGTTTGAGTAGGATAGGGTGTTGACCATTCTTACACTCCAATACTTTGTTGATATGTTTCTTTCTGAGTAAATCAGATACTTCGGTTTTAAACATATACGATAACTTCTGATTTCTGTTCTTCCATTCTTTATATCTTTTATCACACTCAGAATCTAACAAGTCTCCTGCCCAATAATCTTTGAACGAAAGATTTGCAACATAGAAATCCTGCAAGTCTTGTTTATATGTTTTGTATAATTTACCAAAATGGTATTTGTCTTTTCGTTTTAAGAACGAGTTTATATCAGACTTGACTTTACCGTTGTATTTGATAAAGTCATATGTGTCCGTGTGGAAGTGAAGTTTTATACCAAGGTATAAAGTGTATGCATCATATCCGTCACGACTCGTCATTTATTTTGCCAATACTAATCCACTGGTTGCAGTCAAGTGTGCTTCTGCTACCTTTTCATTTGTAGGTACAACAAACACTACCTGTTGAAAGATTGCACTAGTAGGATTCTCTACACCTGTTGCAGCTAATCCTTTTGCGAATCCCATACTTCCGTCTGCAGGATTCGATAAAATCATTCTTGGATTTTCTAACTCAACTGTTGCATCTTCCATAGAGACTAGTTTACCAACGTACTCTCCACTAATTGTCACTACTGTGACTATATCACCTTTTTTCATACTGTACTCCTATTCGAAAAAACTTGTTATACTTCCTCTTCCCACTTTACCACGATTAACCATATTGAGACCTTGTGCCTCTGCTTCTAGTTTCTCTCGTAGTGGGATACTTATAAATCGTTTTGCAGATTCGGGTTCTAGATTATTTTTTTCACACACTGAAATAATCGCATCCATAACATCTGTCTTTGTCTTAAGTAGAATTTGTTCCACTTGTTCTGTAAATTCTTTTTTACTAATCACATTTATACTCCGTGTAAATTTCGATATTGATTTCTTAGACTATAGAGTTTATCGACATATTCTCTAGGGTCTGCTTCAAACACTTGACAACCACCACCATCGACACCAACTACTGCAACGATTCTATCGACAACTTCACCTGTAAGTTCCTCGACCATAATTGCATATGCTGTCATTTGGTGAAACCATGGGTCTGCCATGTATTCCTCTTTGTACTTTGCACTTGTCTTAAAATCGATAATTGCAAGTTCGTCACCCCACACACCAACACAATCTACTTGTCCTGCCATCTGTAATGAATTACTATACATACCTGCTTCTAAAGCGATAGGAATGATATCATCCAGTACTGGTTGGACTGCTTCAAACATTGAAGATTCCATAATGTTGTCAAAGAACACTGGTTCTTCTGCACGAAGATATTGTTCAAATAATGAGTGCATTCTAGTACCACGTTTGGCTGCACTTGTGGAAATTTTGTTTGCGACTTCCTCACCGACTCTTTCTCTCCACAACTTAATGTGGTCTCTAGTGAGTAGTCCAGTGACTGTAGTCACACTTGGATACTTTTGTCCTTCGGGTGTTTGATAAAACCTCTTACCGTTCTCTTGGACACGAGTCATTGTTTCTTGTAGTTGTTCTAAATCATTAATCGCAATCACATTATCCATTCTACTTTCCTTTGGACTGTATGTCCATATGTTTTTTAACAATTCTTTTGGTTGCAGTTGTCTTAGAATCTGTACCATTATATCTTTGGTCAACATCTGAGCCTGGATATGCCTCACCAACCTTAGATAGAACCTCTTTAAATCCTGCATCCGTTTTAACACGGTCTCCAGTTCCACCAACAATCATAGGTGTTCCTATAATCTGTTTAAGGTGTGGACATTCTTCTTTGAATGCATCTAGGTCTTTCCACGACATGAAGTGGTCTTCGGTTTCACCAGTAAGGGTGTTTTGAAATTCGTAGGTAGGCATTAGATACTCATAAATTGTGGGACTGGTCTATCCGTCCATTTCGCAAAATCTTTTTTGTAGACTGCATAGTATTTATGAAGGTAAAATAAATTCAAGTTCTTGCTCCCAGTTTTTCTTGTTCGATTCATAACATGGACTATTGAGTTGACATATAATAAGTCTACCACCATCCATGTCGAGTCTGATACTATCGGTGACAAACGTTCCACCGTTAACATCATGTACTACTGCTTCTATTATACCACTAGTGTCTTCTTTATGCAAGTGGTTAAATACTTTCACCAATTCTTCTTTTCTCATTTTGTTTCCTCTAACATAGATTTATAATCATTTACCCATCTTGCGCCCCTCTCCATAACCCAATCTCTATCTAAACTACGTCCTATCATATTATTACAATAGTCGCACATCCATCCTCTTACAGTCATTGTCACATGGTCTACATCTACTGCCCATACGTCTTTTGGTTGATGTTCATGGAAACCACCCTTTGATTTTATCTCAGCAGATGTTTCTTTACATACAGGACATCTATAGTCAGCGTTTGGTCGTGGATTATACTTCTTCCAATCCCTTACTACTTTATCATGTGTCGATTTACACTTCTTGCAAGTGTTGAGTAGTTCGGGTTTATTCTTTGTCTTATTTCTATATCCAAATGATGTGAAAGGCAGTACTTCTTTACACTCCCTACACATCTTTGATGGCATATTGAGTTCTTCTTCACCCCATAGAGTCATTATTTTCATTTGTTTTCTCTTAACCATTTTCTATAGGACATAATTGCACCTGTAGATTTTTTCAATTCTTCTTTCATGTAAACGTCATACTTCTCTTTCATTTCTTTAGATGCATTCATGGTAGCAACCCAACCGTCTGAGTTGTCCTGCCATTGTTTACTGTTTTCCATTACTTGTAAAATATATGATTGTTAATAACTACAGTCTCATTCAGTGAGTCTGCCCAATAAGGGTATACACTATCGTTATGGTAGTGTGTTGCACCTTCTGTAATGTCTCCGTATTCACCCCAGTGAACTGCCCTTGCAGTCATAAGTGCAATATCCCATGTGACACTATCTTCGGGTATATCGGATTTACCATCACAAAACCAACTGAACTGACACATATTCCTAACAGGATACATATTACCTTTCCAGTTTTCTTTCCATCTTGCTTGATAAACTACACCACAAATTGTATTAGGGTAGTCACGATTTTTAACTCTATTCTGAACCACTTGTGCAACTGCAATCTTTCCTGCGATAGGTTGATTACCTGCTTCGAAGTAAATGTTTTTTGCCATGCAAAAGATTTCTTCATTGGGGTCTGATGCATGAGCATTAGTTGAAAATGTAAGTCCAACTACTAATCCCAGTAATGTACCCAAAATAAAATAGATATATCGTTTTTTCATTTTACTTACCTTCTTTGTAATCACACCATGCATTGAAAATAATCATGGATTGGTCTTTACTAAAATCGAACTGTTCTTGCAACCATCGAGGAGCTCCAAACATATTCATTTGACCACTCTTTTGAAGTGCATCCAATTCGGGAAACCATTCTGCAGGTTCAAAAGGAATTTGATTTTGATTCATACCCTCAAACATCTTAGTACCCACTCGTTGTATGAGAATATGCATCGGGACAATTAACTTCTCCACAAATACATCCTTCACCTTCATCGGGGTCGGGTGCAAACTCACTTGGACTTACTGCACCGTAAGTCGCAAGATTTATTACATCTTCTGCACTTAGTTTACCGTCCGTGCGTTCTGCGATTATTTTCGCTGTTTCTATATCAATCATTATGTACCTCACTCGATTGCATTTGAGCAAACTCAAGTTCAAGTTGCTCTTGTTTATATAAATCTTCTTTTAATTCTGATATTTCTTTCAGAACTGAAAGCACTTGTTCTTCTGTTTGATGTCCAATAACATCTTGGGTGATTGGTGTATGATAACACAACTGACCCTCTAAATCTAGGACTGCAATTTCCCAACGGTTGGGCTGGTTCTTGTTATATGGCCCACCGTATGAACCATCATGACACACTACACTTGCACCATATCCATTTTCGAATTTGTATGTCTTTGCAACACCATTAAAATAATTCTCTGTTGATACTAGCATTTGTTTTGCTCCCATTCGTAATCTGAAATGTCACACTCGATTTCTTCTTTCTCATTGTCGATTTCCCTTTTCTTTTCTTCAAAAGGTTCTACCAAATCATAGATAGCAGATTCAAGTGCATTAACTTTTTCTCTGACTTCATTAATTTTATACTCAAGTTCTGATTCTTCAATTCCATTATCTTCTGCAAGTCCCATGACTGCAATATAGATATCGGAAGGAACATCATTGTATTTGATTTCCTTGGTCTTATCATTCACTTGTGATATGACTGCATCTAAGTCCCAAGACTTATTATCCAACACATCGATTTTTTTATTTGCTTCTTCTATATTCATTATGCTGCCTCCTTCGCAGTAAACCATTCTTTGAGTCCAGCTTCCTTGTGGACTATCGCACCGTCTTCCATAGTGAAGACAGCGTCATAATTAATTGGGTTATCGTTCGAACCTTCGTAAGTCCAAACTGCAACTTTCTTGAGAATCTCACTTCTCATATAACCGTAGTCGCCATTTTCTTCGACCTTCGTAGAAGTCCAATTACCTTCGGCATTCTTCTCAAGAATGTAAGGTGACTCCCAGTCTGCAATATGTTCAGACAAATCCTTCTCGTCAATGAGTTCCCAGTCAAGGACATATTCCATTGATGCATCATTCTCATAAGAGTGCATGAACGCAGTCTCCTCGACCAAGTTCTCAAGATACTCTGTATTGATGAAATCAATATCCGTAATAAGATATGACGAACCACCCTTAAACTTCCAGTACGCATCAGCACCTGTACCCATCGAGCCGTCCTCGTTGATAGCATAGTTTTCTTTGTATTGGGTTTTAATGATTAGATTTAACATATTTATTTTCCTATTTAATTTCCTATACTGCTAGTATAACAAAAAGCGACACCCATTGTCAAGCACTGATTATTTAAGATAATCAGGCCCATATTGTCTCATTCCGTGAATAGCGTATCCTTTGAAGAGGTTTCCTCTTGGGGCGTTTAGAGCAGGAGTTGCCCATCCAGCAGACATTAAAACGTCACCAGGCTGGAACGTGATTCCTGCAAGACCTTTCGTCCATTCGAATCTGTTAATGAATCCCCAAACTGAACGTTGGTTTCCACTATTAGATATAATTTTTATGTATTTCCTAGACACTTTGTAAGAGTAAGAATACTCTGTAAGTCTTGGGAACTTTGCTAAGTGTTGGTTTTGTAGGTCAACTACTAACTTATCACATAATTCAAGTAATTCTTGTTCTTGGTTTACTTCCTCTACCAGTTCTGATACTTTCATATTTTCTCCTTTATTTCTCATCATGTAGCTATTATACTAAAAAATGAGACCCATTGTCAAGCTATTATAGGAAGAAAATTGCATATAAAAGACATAAAACCATCCCTGCAAATGCAAGTTTTAGTTCATCATCGTGTCTCATTCTCATATAACACCTCTCGTACATATTCTAGTGTATACCATAACGAGTTGAATATCT